TCTAAGTCTTGAACTACCTTGCCGCCATAAGTAACGACATGAGCATCAGCGTCAGATTTATTATCGAAGTCTTGGTATTTTGTAATAGCCCCACCGTTGTGGGAGACTACGGCTGTAAATTCTTTCATTTTAATCTCCTATTGAAACATAATCGAAATGGAACCGCTATCAAATGTTCCTGTTTCCACCTTAAGCTGTGTAAGTTCGGCAGATAAAGCTTTTGATCCACAACCAACATCAACAGTTGCTGCGTTAGCTGTATCCATTGTTTGCCACTGACAAATCCAACGAAAAGATGCTGCATCTTGAAGCGACAATATTGCCGATCCTCGCCATTTTGTTGAAGCGTCTAAATGGTTTCCTAGTTCCCAGAAAGCCGTATCATCAAATATAACATTAGCTGACGATCTTAATTGCGCTCTCATAGATATATAGCCTGAGGTTTCTATGCCGCCACCATCTCCTATCGTCAATTCAAGTCCATCGTCTGACTCGCCTGCATCAGAACTTACGTCAAAATAATTTACGACAATCAGCTTTGTTCCTGATGGAATACTTCCAAAAGTTACACTTGTGCCACTCGTTGTTGCCTGACTGGCCGCTTGTGTAAACCCTGATGTAACTGTTGTAAAACTAGGTGCAGCACCAGCACCACCAGAAGTAAAGAGTTGGCCATCATTTCCAGTGGCCACTGCTACAGGATTGCCTGAAGTATCAAAACTGATTATATTTCCATCAGTTCCATCAGCCATTAATCCAATTGGAATTTTTGTTAAACTCATTTAATTAATCTCATCTTAATCTCCTATTGAAACATAATCGAAATGGAACCAGTACTAACGTCAAACGCATCGCTAATTTGTAGAGCTACTTGTGTTAGTTCCGCTGACAAAGCCTTTGATCCACAACCAACATTCACAGTTGCTGCGTTATTTGTATCCATTGTCTGCCATTGTGCTATCCAACGAAAAGTTGCCGCATCTTGCAGTGTACAAATACATGATCCACGAAATGAACTTGTTACGTCTAAATGATCTGACAACTCAAAATTAGACGTATCATCAAATATAACATTAGCTGACGATCTTAATTGCGCTCTCATAGAGACATACCCCGAAGTCTCAAGGCCGCCGCCATCGCCCAGAACCAGCCTTAATGCTCCAGTAGAGTTTCCCTGATTACTAGATATATCAAAATAACTTATAACAATCATTTTAGTTCCAGATGGAATGGAGCTAAATACTTTAGATGCACCTGATGTTGCCGCTTGTGTAGCTGGTTGAGTAAACCCACTAGAAGGAGCATCAACAAAGCTGAGAACTCCGCTTCCATTTGTTTTCATAAGCTGACCTGCACTGCCGTCAGCCGCTGGATGAGTCAGTCCGTCAATAGTTACAACTCCACTACCTTCAGGAAGGAGAGCTAAGTTGCCACTTAAAGCCGTGACTGCATCTGTTATAATTGTGGACAATTTCTATCTCCTATTGAAACAAGACGTTGACTGTGCCAGCGTCAAAAGTTGAAGCACTAATTAAAGCTAATTGAGTTAATTCCGCGCTCAGAGCTTTGTCACCGCCAGTAAAGCCATATGATATTCCATTTTGAAAATTACCAGTTCCAACCCAATGATGATTCGAGGCGTCTTGGAGTGTAAGAAAAATCTGACCTGTGAACGAACACGCGCCGCCAACTTGTTCTTCTATCAGCCAACCATCAGTAGCGTCAGTGTGCGTAGCCGTGCTGCTTTGAATATCCAGCCCTTTTGTGTCATAGCCGCTAGTCTCAATGCCACCTGCATCGCCAATCCTCAACTTAAAATCACCACCTGATGCAGAACTAACATTGTTTAGCATAACGATGACCAATTTTGCACCGCTGGCAATGCCTGTTATCGAAACTGAGTTTCCTGTTGTAGTGGCAACTTCTGCGGTTTGTGTAAACCCAGCGGAAGGAGCATCAATAAAGGACAGCACCCCAGAGCCGTTACTCTTTATGATTTGACCTGCGCTGCCGTCTGCATGAGGCCAAGTCAGACCATCAAGAACCAGCTTGCCGGATCCTGTTGGAATAACGGCAATATTACCGTTGTTAGCCGTTTCATTTATTGTGTCTACTTTTAATATACTCATGTCATATCACCACAAAGGTTGCGCCAGAGGAGAGAGTTAGTGTCACACCAGAGGCTATTGAAAACGGGCCTGTGCAGCTACCATTGTCGGTAGCAACCATCGTTTGGCTTGTGTTTAATATCGCTTCGTTTACTCTTATAATATCACCGCTATTTCCAACAGAGGCTCCTGAAGCACCTTCTCCTAAGAAAGCACCGCCGCCTCCACCGCCCGGTTTAGTACCCGCCAAACACCAACCTGTTTGTCTATATGTGCCACTTCCATACTCTACAAACTCAAGCTCATCTCCAGCTTCTGTTGTAAAGTTTTGTGCTCCAGCAAGAATGAGGTTGGTGCTACTATGTGTGAGTTGGCAAGCACCGTCAAAGTGAAGCTTGATAACCGTACCAGCCCCACCAGTGGTGTTAATGCTGGTAATAGTTGTAGTGCCAGTTACATCGAAGTAGTTACCGTCTTTTTGAACCGCTAAAGCTGAATTAGACGCGACATCCGCACCTTTAGAAAACTGTGCCTGACTGTCGTTGGTAGCAATGTTTCCACTAGCCGTAAAATCACCAACAACTGTTACATTAGTAGTTCCCGTAGGAATTTCTAGAACGTCAGCATCCGCATCATTCTTAATTGTTACGTCGTTAGTTGAGCCTTGGCCCGTAAGAACTAACCCTTCCACAGAAGTGTAACCTATGGCAGCATCATCTCCAGCGGCTGTGTCTCCTGTTACATTAAGAGTTCCTGCCGCTGTAATGTCTCCCGAAGATAATATAGTAGCTAACTGCAAGTTTGAAATAGCATCTATAACAGCCGCTCCAGATCCCGCTCCGTCCATGTAAACAATTGCAGACTTACCGTTTGCAATTGTTATGTTAGCTCCAGAACCTTGTGTTAGTATTACAGAGTATGGTCCACTAGAACCAGAATCTGTAGTTGCGTTAATCATAATGAAAAACGCTGATGTTGTGTTTGGAGCTACCGTGACCGTGTTGTTTGCACCAAGGGCTCCTGTAAACTTAATTACACGGTACATACCATCCTGAAGGTTTTCAGTGCCTGATCCAGGAGAAGCTTCTCGAACAGTTAACGTATGAGTTGACCCAGAAAGACCTACTGACTTATACGAAGCAATACGATCTAAAATATCTATGTTGTGATTGGTGGTATCGCCCCAAGCTCCAGATTGTTCTCCAGAGCCTATCTTCTCAATACCAAAACTAGTTGTATATGATGATGCCATTATTTTATTCCTATGCCGCTATCTTAGTCCAATTAGGTGCTTGTGTGTAGGTTATTGGGTTCCATCCAGCTATTTGACCCGGATTAATTTCTTCCCATATAAGAACCCGTCCTACAGCGGTTGCGGCCTCTACTCCTGTAACTGGGACCGTTATATCTATCTGTACGTTACCCGCCGTACTAACAGCAGAAACACCTGTAAGCGGGACGTTGGCTAAACCCGTTGCAACTGCTGTTCCTACAGCAGTAGCCGCAGAAACTCCCGTGACCGGAACCGTTATATCTACCTGCACACTACCTACAGCAGTAGCCGCAGAAACTCCCGTGACCGGAACCGTTATATCTACCTGTATGCTACCAACAGCGGTAGCCGCAGAAACTCCCGTGACCTCAACAGTAAACGGGGTGTTCCACGCACCTGTGTTCCAGGCACTTCTTCCCCATCCGCCAAGATTAGGGTTGTCAGCCATTAAGCAATCCTAATCAATGCGTTGTTAGCGTCATTTGCTGGCATGGTAATCGTAAAATCTCCTGCACTGGATGATTTGTCTGCTCCAAAGTTAATCACACAAACAGAAGGTTTGGCCGCATGAGTAGTGTCCCCAGCCGTCCCTGCATTAGTTAAAGTGAAGTTGTATATCAAAGCTCCTCGCGCACTGCTAATAGTAGCCGTTGAAAAAGTTACGTCCGCCATATCAATAAAAGCGGTTGGGACTGCACTACTGTTATCTCCAAGACCAATAGTAGCACTTGCAATAGAAGCCCCTCCCGCAGTGTAGTTAGTTCCACTAACTTCGTTACCTGTGGTGTACCCTGTTGTATCTACAGAAATAGAAGAACTATTGGTAAACATAGCCAACTTAAATGTATCCGCTGCTATGGAACTACCGTCTCCACGAGAGTGCGTTGTCCAAAAATGAATTCCTGCATTTATCTCTTTTTTGTACGTACCGCAAATACCAGATGTTCCTACAGCCATTACAGCCTCCTTATTATTTCTGCCATGTCTTCATGACCTTGTTGTTTCATCAAAGCCCAGATCGTCGTTCTCTCGCTTTGACACATCTTATTCATATAATATATCAATATTTCTTTCAAACTCTGTCTGTGAGCATAAGCCTGATCCCGTATGACGGGAGGAGCACTGTCCGAAACCATCATTATCTTGTTTAAAGCCATCTCCGCCACATCTTCGGGGGAGTGACCCCCATTGTTACTTGTGAATACTAAAGCGTTTCCCAGTTCACTTGAACTAACTGAACCAGACATTAAGCAACATCCCTTCGAACCCTATCATAACGATATTGATCCCTCGTCTGAAGACCCTCACCAAGGTTCTTTAACCATTGAAGAGATTCTTGGAATCTTCCGTTATATATCTGGAGAACATCAGCCTCACCTTTCATAAAGGTGTAGGCCTCTAAAAGACTTCCATACAGCAAAGCCAGTTCAGCATTATCACCTAACCAGGTTGTTCCGCTGGCAACCGTGGTTATAGAGTCTGGACGATAAAAATAATGTAACTCCATCGTAAAATTAGCATTTGGCGTAGGAGCTAACAGAAAAGTAGATTCGTCCCAATCGGCATAGTACTTAGGAACACCTGTAGTTGCAGGGTTAGGAGTGTAATCTTGCAGCATTGTCGCCTGTTTATATAAAAGAAACTCTTTGCTAGAAGAATTTATTACACTTAACGAATTCTGGGACAGAAAATCTGTGGGTTTTTGCAAGTAAGAATTTCCAGTAGAAGCTGTTCCTTGAGAAGACTTGCGAAACACGTCTAACTGGCATTCCTTTAAAATTCTTTCTTCGGCATTAAGAATAAAACGAGACAACTGATTAACAAAAGTTGTTTCCGTGTTTTGTGTGTAGTCCTGAATTGCTGTTTTTAGTGTGGTAAATGTATATGCCATATCAAAAACTCATTTCGTAATGTTAACAGGACCGGCACTAGAAAAAGAACCACCCCCTGCAACATTTCCTGTAGTGGCTGTTCCGCTGTTAGCCGTGAAGGAGTAAAAAATAGATTGAAAGTTTGTACGCAAATCGCCTTCAATAACTGTTATTGTATATCCAGAAGAAGATTCAATAACAGAATCTGTAAAACCGTCAAAATCTTTGACTTCTCTAAATCGAACCACGTCCCCAGTGCTACGACCATGACCAGGCTCATTAACTGTAATAGTAGCAGAACCACTTATGCCAGACCTAAAAGGATTAAACGGAAGTAAAACTTCTACGGGGGGCTCCGTCCTATCTGGCCTACTATTCTTAAGCGCTTGAGGATCCGCCAAGACTCGACGAGGCTGTAATTGAGGCTGTTTTGATTCAAACTCATCCTTGCCCACAAAGAATCCATTCCATTCTTTAATCATGTTTTTTAACAGGTAGGCTCTTCCAGAACGATCTGAGATACCTAAAGCATGTTTTCCTGAAGCGTATCTGGGCATTAGGTTAGACTCAATGAAGAGTAGCTTGGAACTAGTCTAAGAGCTGTTCTTTCTCCATCCTCAGACGCGGCTCTTTGAAACTCTTCTTCATAAATATCTTTAAGAAGACCAATTCTATCGGGAGATTTTTTAAGAGCTATGTAATAGGCTAGTCCAGCGACCAAACAAGGTAAAAACCGAAAAGGTAAATCAGCAGTGTTAACACCAGCATCTGCATCCTCTATCCTACGAACCCTGTAGTAAATAAGTTCATCCGTAGAGTTCTGAGGAGAAGGCCAAAGAGTAACCGTAGGAGTTATTTGACGATCAACAAAGAACTGTGTTGGACGACCTTGCGTATCTTTATCAGGAGTATTTAGATAGTCACTTCTGCTTATACGAGTAATTCCAATATCAGAAGAACTTCTTCGAACTACAGCCTCAAGAATATCAACAGTTGATTGTATATCCGTCAAAGATGGATTTTCGCTAATAGTTGTAGCCGCAGAACTGCTAGATCCTGTTATACCTTCTCCAGTAGTAAATGATCCAGACGGTAGGGTTATCGTAATAGTCGTCGAAGACGGCTTGCTTATGATAGAAGCCGTGACGCCACTAGTACCCCCTGTAATTGTTTCCCCTACAGTTAAATTAGTAGAAGCACCCACCGTAGCAGTTACAGCTCCTATTGGATATGTTGCGACAGAAGAAGAAGAGGATAGCCGAGCAAGGGGTTGTGTGATCTGCTCTACAGTCCACATATTTAACCCTCTATTTGACCATTCAGCAAAAAGAAGGTTTAAAGATCGCCTAGAAGTTGCGGCATCGTATCCTGTGCGGAACTCTAGACCGCATCGTTCAAAGGCTTCTTCTGTTATCTCAGCCATGTCTAGGTTGAAATCAACCGATCCAGAAGTTGCCATAACTAATTCCT